GGTGAGTATTGCAACAATCTCAACCTCGACCGGAACACATACTATTTCGCCGGCAGCTGCGACGATTTACAGCACAAATGGCGTAGCTGGTTCAGCCATTACAATGGACGCTCTTGGTGATCGTGTAAGACTCGTATCACTGTCTACAGCGGCATGGATGGCATTTCCATCGGCAGCCACTGCTATCAGCTCGTAATCATCGGAAGGAGGAAACGATGAAGATCGCACTAATGGGGAGCGCCCCAAGTAGTATTAATTTACTGCCGTTTGGGAATAAAGAATGGAAGGTTTGGGGCTGTTCCCCTGGCGCTTTAATTCACGGCGATAAAGCGATCGTATGGTTTGAGATTCACCGATACGAACCAGGTCAGCCGTGGTTTAGTGAAGGTTACTGTAATTTCCTGAAGAACTTTAATGGCCCAGTTTACATGGCTCAGAAAGTCCCTGACATCCCTAACTGTGTTCCGTTACCAGTTGATGCATTGGTTAAGAAATATTCCCCTTACTGGTTTAATTCAACACTGAGCTGGATGGCCGCATTAGCTATTGAGGAGATGGAAAGAGCTGAAGGCCCACATAAACTCGGGTTCTGGGGTGTGGACATGGCAGCTAATGAAGAATATTACAACCAGAAATTAGGATGCATTTATTTTGCTCAATTAGCGGCATCCAAGGGAATCGAGGTCGGAGTGCCGCCTGAAAGTGATCTTTTTGTTCCGCCTCCACTCTATGGTGTTTGTGAAACCAATCATGCATTTATCAAAACACTGCAAAGAAGCCGTGAATTACAAGAGCGCAAATATCGTAATGAACTGCAAATCGCTGCGTTGCAACAGGATTTGCATTTCATTAACGGCGCTATTGATGACAATAAATACCAAATGCAAACCTGGAACGCAAATATGGAGCAGCGAGGCGTTAAATATACCTCAGTGGCCATGGGGCAAACTCCGGACAATATAATTTAATTCCATACGTATGACGACACAGCTGCTGGATGATATCTTGGCGCGTTATCGGCAACTTCCTGAAGAAAAGCAGCAGGATTTCAAGGAAACTGTTTGGGAGGCTACTAAAGATAAAGTATGGATACCCAACCCAGGACCGCAAACCCGAGCTTACTTATGCGAAGCGGACGAATTATTTTACGGTGGGCAAGCAGGTGGGGGGAAAACGGACCTAATCATTGGATTAGCGTTAACAAGGCATAGCCGCAGTTTGATTTTAAGGCGGACAAACAAAGAGGCTGAAAAACTACCAGAGCGGGTTGAAGAGATATTGGGTCACTCAGATGGGCTCAATCGCTCAACAGGGACATGGAAAACAGATGGTCGCATTATCGATATGGGTGGCTGTCAGCTGGAAGCCGACAAGCAGAAGCGTAAAGGGATTCCGCACGATTTAAAAGCATTTGATGAAGTATCGGACTTTAGTGAATCACAATTCAGGTTTATTTGTGCATGGAATCGATCTTCAGATCCAAACCAACGATGCCGAGTAGTGGCCACAGGGAATCCACCAACCACAGCTGAAGGGTATTGGGTAGTAAAGTACTGGGCGCCATGGTTAGACCCAACTTATCCAAATCCGGCAGAACCAGGAGAATTAAGATGGTTCACAACGTCTGAGGAAGGGAAGGATATAGAAGTTAATGGTCCAGGCCCGCATTTAATCAGTGGCGAGCAGGTTATGGCTCGATCAAGGACGTTTATTAGAGCCAAATTATCCGATAACCCTGATCTAGCGGCAACGAATTATGATTCTGTGTTAGCGGCATTACCTGAAAGAGAAAGGCAGGCGTATAGGGATGGGCGGTTTGATTTAGCTATACAGGATGAAATCAACCAGTCGATTCCAACAAGTTGGATCAGGGCAGCGCAGGACCGATGGGAATCCAAGCCAGCATCACATATCCCTATGTGTGCGGTCGCTGCAGACATGACGGGCGGTGGTAAAGACCCAATGATTATTGCCAAACGGTATGATGGATGGTTTGCTCCGCTTATCGAAAAGCCAGCCAAATTGTTTTTACAGGAAACAATGGGGCAACAAGCGGCGGGGTTTATTATGGAAGAACGTCGCGATGAGGCAACTGTCATTATCGATTTAGGCGGCGGCTATGGATCAAGTGCCTATGAACATCTAGTTAACAACGGCATTGAGGTTAAAGGTTTTAAAGGTTCTAAGAAATCGGCACTTCGTTCTGATATTACGAAAATGCCTTTTGCTAATGATAGATCTGCCGCCATCTGGAAATTTCGGGAAGCATTAGATCCATCGCAACCGGGCGGTAGTAGGATCATGTTACCTGATGATCCTGAGATGGTGGCTGATTTGACTGCTCCTACTTATTCTATTAGGAACAACGTTATAACGGTGGAGCCTAAGGAAAAGGTAATTGAGCGATTAGGTAGATCGACAGATAAAGGCGATGCGGTAATGATGTGTTGGTTTTACGGTAATAAACTCGCTGATTCTGCTTTGGAGTGGGCAGAATTGTTAATGAAAAGAAGTCAATTCAGTGGGTCTAAAATGCCTAAAGTAGTAATGGGCAGACAACATGCAAGGAGACAATAATGGGATTAAATATTGGCAAGATCTTAAAAAAGGCGGCTAAAGCTGCTTTGAGTCCTGTTACTTATGGGCTTGAGCTTGTAGGTGATGCGTTACTTCCAGATGTCAATATTCCTCAGCCTGAAAAACCGCCTGTCATGCCTATACCGGATGAAGAGGCGCAATCACGGGAGCTCCGTAGACGTAGAGCTAGAACCAGAGGAAGAGGTCGAAAAGCCTCTATCCTTAGCGAGGATGAAAGTACACTCGGATGAATATAAAACAGCTTAAGGAGCAGTGTGTTGAATTGATGTCGAAACGTTCGACATATTTGTCATTGCTCCAGGAAATTGCTGATAATTTTTATTATGAAAGAGCGGATTTTACGTATCAGCGTAATTTTGGCTCTGAGTACGCAGATCATCAAGCTACATCGTATCCAACAATGATCAGAAGGGATCTTGGTAATCAATTGGGATCGATGTTACGTCCCACCACGCAACAATGGTTCAAGATGTCCCTAATGGAAGGTGACCCGGATATTGAAGGTGAACGTTATTTGGAATGGGTAACAAAAGGCATGCATCGACAGATGTATAGCAGGAAATCACAATTCTCCCGCGCCACAAAACAAGGTGATCATGATTTTGCGGCATTTGGACAATGTGTTATTCAAATCAGGCCAAATAGCTATGTAAATAGGCTTCTTTACCAAAACTGGCATTTAAAAGATTGCGCCTGGATGGAAAACCAGGATGGTGAGATAGATTTTTTTGTCCGGCAATGGAAAGCAACAGCAAGGGATTTGGTTTCTCAATTTGGGGATAAAACCAGTCAAAAAGTAAGAAATAAGCTGGACAAAGAACCGTTCACTACATTCCGAATTTATCACATCGTATGCGCCGCTGAATATTATAGCGAAGATGCAAAAGGGAAAGATTATTTTTCTATCTATTACGATATCGATAATGACACATTGCTTGAAGTCGTTCCTATGTGGGATTTTGAATATGTTATTCCGCGCTGGCAGACAGTTTCTGGATCACAGTACGCTTTTTCACCCGCCACCATCACAGCTTTACCTGATGCAAGATTAATCCAGGCAATGACTGTATCCTTATTGGAAGCAGGGGAAAAGGCTGTAAATCCGCCAATGGTTGCTACTCATGAGGCGGTTAAATCCGATGTCAGTATTTATGCCGGAGGGATAACCTGGGTTGATGCTGAATATGACGAACGCCTTGGTGATGCGTTAAGACCATTAACCCAAGATTATAGAGGTCTCCCTTTTGGGTTTGAAATGCAGGAAGATATGAGAATCCAGTTAACTAAATGCTTTTATTTGGATCGGTTAAGACTTCCTGTCAACGCACCAGAAATGACCGCTTATGAAGTAGGTCAAAGAGTCCAGCAATATATTCGTGAAGCGATGCCTATATTTGAACCGATGGAATATGAATACAACGGGGCTTTGTGTGATTTATCGTTTCGTCGCATGATGCGCATGGGTGCGTTTGGAAATCCTAAAGATAATATGCCAAAGTCTTTAAGCAACAGAGAGATTAAATTTGATTTTGAATCCCCATTACATGATGCCATTGAGCAACAGAAAGGACAAAAATTCCTGGAAGCTAAAGCATTAATCGCAGAGGCGGCGGCTCTTGACGGCTCAGCCTACGCCTCAATTGATGTCACTACCGCATTAAGGGAATCTTTAATGGGAATTGGTACTCCAGCTGTATGGATACGAAGCCAAAGCGAATTAGAGGCAGTGGCCAGAAAGCGCGAAGCGGATATGGTTGAACAAAACAGGATGGACCAAATGCAGCAAAGTTCTGAGATAGCCGCCAATCTTTCTCAAGCTAAGGAAGGTTTGAATGTCGTCTAAAGACGAGCAAGGCGTCAAAATTACAAAGGGTAACCACAAAAGACCTTATAACCCCCCGGCGTATGATGATCAAATTGTTATCGCTATTCAGATGTTATCTGAAGGAAAGGCCAATGAAGGACAGCAGACAATGGCTTTAGATTGGATTGTTCATGAATTATGTAAGACCTATGATTTATCGTACCGTCCTAATGAATTTGGTGGCGATAGGGATACGGTATTTGCAGAAGGAAAAAGATTTGTTGGGCTAGAGTTAGTAAAAATGACCAAACTAAAAGTAGGTAGAATGCAACACAAGGAGGAAAATTATGCGTAGATTCAAGCAACCTTTTTTCTTTATAGAAGATCCGGAGGCGCCAGGTTCTGGAGGTGGTTCTGGAGGTGGCGCTCCACCGCCCGCAAGTCCATGGCCAGATAATTGGCGTGAGCAGGCATCCGGTGGCGATGAGGATAAGTTAGGCAGATTGAGCCGTTATCAATCCATACCGGATGTAGTGGATGCCCTGGTTGCGAGCCAGAACAAAGTTCGATCCGGAGAGTATCGCGAGGTAAAGCCATTTCCCGCCGAGGGTAGTGATGAGGAAAAGAATTCATGGCGGCAAGCCAATGGCATACCATTAAAAGCCGAAGATTACGGATTTGAGGTCAGCAAAGAGGATGATAAACCTCTTGCTGATATGATCTCAAAATTCGCCTATGAAAATAATTTGTCATCTGATGCCGCTAAATCAGTTTATAGCTTCCTGATAGAACAAGAAAACACGGATCTTGAATCTGAAAAAGAAGCGGACCTTTATTTACAGCAAAAAGCTGAAGATAAGCTCCATGCCGAATGGGGCAATGAATATCGAAGAAATATAAATATAATCAACGGCTTGCTTGACAGCGCTGGGGCCGATGTTAAAACAGCGCTTGAAAACGCGCGTGACGATAAAGGGCAGTTGTTAAAGCATAATGTTGGATTACAGAAGTTTTTAGTCAGCATGGCGTTGTTACAAAACCCCATGAGTTCTGTCATGCCAATGAGTCAGGGAGGGTTTCAGGGAACTTACGAGGATCGCATCTCTGAGATTAAACGCTGGATGGGCGCTCCAAAAGGGTCTGCTGACTACAACAAATACTGGAAAGATGACCGGGTTCAGAAAGAATACCTGCAATTGGTCGAATATAGACAAAAACAATCAGCTTAACGCAATTGCGGTAGACAGTTAGTAGAGAGTTGTTTTTAATATAAAATAAGCACTGGATAGCATCAGCCCCAGAACAACAGATATTCAGCCCCAGCAATGGCATCCCTGAAATTGTTGTGATGGCCTCCCTGGTCGAGAAGTGTACTTTTAACTTTTTAATTTAGGAGACCGTTATGTCAGATACCGCTTTTAAGACGGTGTATCGGGAAGAGTTCATTGCGGGGTTTGAGCAGCATCAATCTCTGTTGCGTGATACTGTTGTAACAGAGGCAGAGATTCGCGGCAATCAAGCCGTGTTTCTTGTTGTTGATTCAGGCAGCGCCGCAGCGCAAACTCGCGGTGTAAATGGATTAATTCCCGCCCGCGCCGATAACAATACCCAGAATACTGCCACTCTGAGAGAGTGGCATGACCTGGCTCGTAAAACCCGGTTTAATGTCTTTGCCTCACAAGGCAATCAGCGTGCCATCATGCAAATGACCACGATGGGTGTTATCAATCGCAAGATTGATGATGACATTATCACCACACTGAACGGCACCACTGTTACCATTGGTGGGACCACCACAATCCCAGGAACTGATACCATCGCCAATGCAATGGTTAAATTGCAGAACGCATCCGTTCCGTGGGACAGCAATGTAACCTTGTTATGCCAGCCCTCTTTTCTGGCCTATCTTCAGCAGGAGCCTGAATTCTCTTCGGCTGATTATGTTGCATTGCGTCCGTGGGCTGGTGATGATGCTAACTGGCGCGATAGGCCACAAGCCTATCGATTTAACAACATGCTGGTGATCTCTCATCCCAATCTACCGGGCAAAGGGACTTCCTCTGAAAAGTCGTGGATGTATCACAAAAACTCACTCGGTCATGCCATCGATATGGCTGGAATGGATACCGCAGTGGGCTACAACGATGAGCAGGATTATTCCTACTGTCGTGCATCGGCTTTCATGGGCAGTGTATTAATGCAAACTTCAGGTGCTGTCGAGATTACTCACGACGGCTCAGCCTACGCATAAGGAGGGCTAACAAATGGCTTATTACGGCACAACGGCATCGTCCTCTCTGGTGAATCCTCCGCGTTGTATCACCAATACGATTGGTCAACTTGGAAGCGCTACTGGACTGAGCACGACTCAGAACACACAACGTCAACAAGGTGGGAACGTCTGGTATTACACGTCCACCAACAAAACGACCGATATTTTTGTGAGCAACTTTTTCACTGATGGGAAAACACTCGGTATGAGGCCGGGGGATATTCTCATGGGTGCTCAGTATTCATCGGCAGGTTCCAGTGTTGTTCTCACGTTAGGGGTTGTCACTGGCGTAAGTACGTCCGGTGCAACTCTCTCTACTGGGGCATCACTGACATCAACGTATGCTTAACAAATCGGGGCGGGGAAACTCGCCCCATTTTCAGGAGGAGCAATGGAAGCAGTAAAACAAAAATCCGTTCAAGATTTATATGATGTGCGGGTTCAATTAACAGAATCAGCGCGTACATCGTATTTTGTCACCATTCCGGCAGAAACAGCTTATAAGGATATTCTTAAACCAGAATATTGGAAGCATGTTTGCAAGAAATTTGGCCGGTTCACCCGAATTGAATTAACCACAGACGATCAACAGTACTATGCAGAATTACTGGTACTGGACACGGGTCCTACCTGGGCGGTCGTTAAAGAGCTTTCCTATCATGATCTGAATAATATTGAAGTGATCAAGGCCGCTGAAAAACACGCTGAATATGAAATGAAATGGCGTGGACCTCATTACAAATGGTCTGTACTCAGGAAATCAGATAGTGCAGTAATAAAAGAGCAATTCGAGCAAAAAAACCAAGCCGCTTTATTCCTTCAAGAATACATTAGAACGATCAATCGATGACAACAAAACTCCAGGTTTATAATGATGCGTTGAGATTGTGCGGGGAATCTTCTTTAGCGTCCTTGACAGAAGCACGCGAGCCTCGTTATTTGCTGGATGAAGTTTATGCTAATGGCGGAA